GTATCCCGCCTGGGTAACTTGTGCGGAGGATCTTGTCCAGCAGGCAGGCGTTGTTCACCGGCACTACGTCCAGGCTTACGTTCGTGACCTGGGCTCCGGGTATCACAACCCCCATGCCGCCGATGCCGCTGACCTTCTTCGCCGCCGTGTCGTCGCCCCACTCGCCGCCGGTCACGATGCCGATGGCGGTGTCATAGCTCGCACCTGTGAACGCATACTGCACTGCCCCGGTGGGCATTGTCGGTCACCTCTCCTATTTCGGCCACTCGATGATGAGCGGCACTTTCGCGGCGAATACCGGCTTGCCCGCGCCGGGGCGGGTGACGAACATGTACTCGATCCTGTCGTAGCGCGTCACGTAGTCAACCGAACCGTCCACCACCAGTGCGCGGTTCGCGGCGATCCAGGTTTTCACGGTCTCTACTGCCGAACTCAGGCTGGCGCCCGTGGTCACCTTGTCGTCCCACGGGACTTCAAGCCACACGTCAATCGCAAACCCGGATACCCACGTCGAACCGATACCGCGCCCTTTCTCGCCGGGCTCAGTGTTCGGTTGGACGAAGCAGGTCAGCACCGTCGGCGGCTCCAGGCGCCAGTACTGCTCCACCGGGCAGGCCAGTACCGCACGCAGCCCGGTCACCACGTCACCCACAAGTCCCGCCATGTTCACAGTCGTCTGGGACATCATCCACCTCCAGTACGTTCGCCGCGGCCTCCGGCGCGATTGCCCCCGCGTAGCTCGGGTTGATCAGTCGGAACCGCTTATCCTGCCCGGTGCCCACCTGTTCCACGAGCCGATTGCGGAGACAGTTGCGCAGGTAGCGCATGTGATACGGCGCGAGGGTCGCCATTTCGGCGCGGGACAGGCCGGTCTCCCCGGCGTCCGCGATCGCGAGCAGGAATGCACTAAGCGTCATCATAGGATCGCCTCGTAGAGCGTGTTCGCGATGATCGATTGCACGTGTTCGGTCTCCTGGTCGAGGGCCGGGTGCATGTAGGGGCGGGCGGGGATCGTGACTTTCTTGGCGAACACGAGGTCTCCGGCTTCGCGCTTGCTGTACTCAGTGTCTTCGCCGCGCACCTGGCGGGTGGCGTTGCTGAACTTAGACGGCTTGAAGACCAGAAACCCGCCGGCTTTCTTCGGCTTGATGATCCCGCCGAACTCGTGAATGGCCGCGTAGATCACGTTCGGCCCGATGATCGCGGAGTACCCACCGTCCGCACTTTGCGTGGTGATGGACCTGCCGAGCCCGCCCTTGTCCTTGACGAGGCGCTCCGGGTGCTTCCCGTAGACCAGGCGCTTTGCGGTGCCCTCCACCACGAGCCCCGCCTTGCGCACGCCCGCCTTGATCGCCGCCGTGACGCGCGTATGCGCGGTCGCGAGGCTGGTAAGCACGTCGCGCCCGGCGGTGATCTCGAGAATCAGCTTCACGTCAGGTTCACCGCCGCGTCCGCAAGCAGCACGTGGCAATGTCCCGGTGGCGGTCCCTGCTCCCGGACGGCCTTGATGGTCCACTCGTGGTCGTCAGACAAGCGACGCACCCGCCGCCCGGCGAGGATCGCAGAGTCCTTTTGGAAGCGCCCGGAGTGGGTAACCTCGGGGTCGAGTTGCAGACTTTGCCGCCGCGCTCCGTCCGCTGACAGGGTTGTAATGTACCCCCGCACCGTGGCGACGCGAGTGAATGTATCTGCCTCCGCCGTCCGTTCATAGATCGCAAACCTGTCACGCATACGCCCGTGGAGGCTCAACCTATCCGCACCGCCTTCCATGGGCGCAATGCCGCCCCGACGCTTGTAGGTACCACGCCGTCCATGTCCTCACTCGTCCACTGGTGCCCGTCCACGCTTTCCTGCCGCGTCCCCACGTTGCCCCGGCTCTCCAGCACCCAGGCCACGAGTTGCAGCAGCGCCCTGCGCAGGCCTGCCGGGAGCGTTGCGCTTGTGTAGCCCGCGGTGTAGGTGACCTCCAGGGACCGCGCCCCCGCCGGGAACGTGCCGCCGTCGGCTGCGAGCAGCAGCCCATGCGTCGCGTCGAGCTCATAGTCCGAACTCGTCAGCGTGGTCGGGGTATCCGTGTCTGCGCCAGTCTTCACCGTGAATGTAGCGGTGGTGTCGATGGGGTAGTTCCGCAGGGCTACGACGCCCTGCCCGTCGCCGATGTCGTAGGTTTCCGTCCGCGCGCCTGCGGCCAGGCCCCGGTCGCAGTATGCGTCCGCGAGTGCCTCCGCCATTTCGATGGCATCCGCGATCAGGCTTTCCTCGCCCGCCGCCTGCGGCACCCAGTCTTGCACCTGCACCACCGTGAGCAGGCTCATGTCTTCTTCCTCCGGGTGACCTTCGCGGGCTTCGTGATCTTCGGCAGGATCTCGTCTTCATGGTCTATCACGTTCGCCGCAACCGTCGGCGCGTACATGTCAGGGCTGCATCCAAGGTCTTCAAAGCGTTCCGGGAAGTCCGCAAGAAGAGCCGCCGCTTCCTCGTCGCTGACCGTCGCCAGTTCGCCCGCGCCGATCACGAGTTGCTGGTTTGTGCCCCTGTCCCATCCGCGGTACAGGTCCGTGCCGGTGTTCAGGATAAGTTTCATAGTCCGCTCCCCTCCAGGAGTGCTTCGAGCCCCCGCACAACGCGCGATGGCGCAATCGTCCAGCTGTCTTTCCCCGTAATCCACAGGGAAGGGCAGTAGTCGTCGCAGAATGAGTACGGGTTCAACGTCCCCCCGATCACCGCGAGTACCGGCACCCCCATCGCACCGGACAGGTGCAGAGGCCCGCTGTCTACCGCGACCACCGCGCGGGCTGCCCCGATAAGCGCCACCATCTCGGGAATGCTCGTCTTCCCGGTCAGGTCGAGCCCTGCCATGTTCGCGAGCGGGTGATCATGCAGGACGACGGAAGGCCAACCGCCTGCAACCGCTGCCACCTGCTCCTCCGACATGCGGCGGTAATCCTGTGACCCAAACGGACAGATCGCGATGTAGTCTCGCGGCAGTCCGTGCTGTTTCGCCACGTCCGCAAACTCCGGCTTGCGCTCAAGCCAGGGTTCACCCGGGATCGCGAAGGGCGCGACCCCGTACTTCAGGGATACAAGTGCCAACATCCGCAACTGGCTATGAAAACTGAGCCCATGCGACACGTCCCGGATCTCGCCTTCGCGCTTCGTGCCAATGGGGAGCAGCGTCGGCAGGTGCTCCACCCAGTTCGTGCGCCCTGCGTTTAGCAGATTGACCTTGCGCCCTTGCTTCGCGAAATGGTAGCAGGCCGGGATCGATACACAGGTGTCGCCGAGCCCGCGCGGGGCGATGATGGTCAGTGGTTCCACGTGACGCTCCTGTGTATAAAATGCCGGGCCCCGGCATCCACCTGTCGGGGCCCGGCTAGCCCAGGGAGGGGGGAGGTTCGTGGGCGATTAGTAGTTGTAGCCCATCGCCGTGGTCAGGTCGGTGGAGGTGAAGACGTGCTGGAAGTCTCCCCTCCACGTAAGGACGACATCTGTGCTGCGGGTCTTCACGTCACGCGCGCTCTCGATGGTGACCTGCTTCCGGTCGCCCAGCCACCAGGCGTCGCGGTACACGCAGTACAGCGCCGCCTTCGTGGTCGTGCTGGCGTCGTACACACCGGAGGCGTTCAGGTCGGTGCGCAGGACGCCGGAGGCGACCACCGGGATACCGGCCAGCCAGCCGACCTGCCCGGACACAATCGGGTCCGCGCCGGACACGCCGTTCGCTGGCAGCCACACGGAGTTGTTCGCGCTGTCCTTGAGCGTGAACAACTTCGCCCAGTAGGTTTTCGTCGGCACGATCCAGGTCAGCTTCGCAGGGTCGTCATTGTACCCATCCATCGCGGCGGGGATCGAGAGCATGTTGTCGAAGTTGAACGTCGCCAAACTCGCGTTCGCGGTGGTCGTGGTCAGGGCTTTCTCGCGCAGGCCATTCCACGCCTTGCGCGGGTCGCCGGAAGCGATGTCGGCGTCATGGTGAGTCGAGGTAATGTCACCATTGTCGATGATCCGGTCGAGCCACTCAGCCATGCTGTTCGCCATCTGCGCCTGAATGAGACCGCCGACGCTGATCACGCTGTCCTGGTCCAGGTTGTCAGAGAACGCCCGGTAGATGTTCACGTCTTCCGCCGTGAACGTGACCTGCGCGGAATCGAGCGACGTGTCCTCTGTCGTCGCGGCGTTCTCGGAACCAGTGGTCAGGTAGGCGTTCATCAGGCCGCGCGCGGCCGGCACGTACACTGTCTTCGCGGCCATGGTGAAGCGCGGGAACAGCGGGGCCAGCTTGCCGCCAAGGGCGATGCGCTCCACGAACTGCGAGGAGAACACGGACTCAACCCACTCGGAGCCGCTGCCGCTGGTGTAAGAGTCCAACGCCTTCGCGATGCCCTCTTCTCCGACACCCTGACTGCGTAGGTACGCCTTCGCAGTGGGAACCGGCTCCGCGGCGAGAACGCCGATCATGTACAGCATGTCATGCATCTTCTGGGCTTCGAGTTCCAGTTCGTTGCACTTGCCGATTGGCTTGCTGACGAATGCGAACGACTTGTCCGTCAGCACCTCGTCAACCACGTGCTTCGCGGCGCCCGGCTGAACCATGGCCATCTCGGCCATCTTGCGCTCAAGGTCCAGAGCGTACTTCTCCTGGTGCTCGGCCATCGCGGCGGCGATCTTCGCGTCTACCTCTTTCGCGATGCGCTCCTGGACGAGAGGGTCTTCAGCCGTCGGGCCGGCCGCCGCGGTCTTCGCCGCAAGCTCTGCCATCCCATCCTCGACCGCGCCCTTGATCAGCGTGGTCAGTTCGTCGCTCGTCATGCTCATGACACGATCTCCACTGTCCGGGGTGTGGGCATGATGATGTCCAGCACCCCTGATTTACTGTCTTCGTTGTTCGGCTCCGGCGTTTCCCGGCTGGCGTCGTCTCTCGCGAGCACTTCCTGCAGCGCGGTGATGGCGCCCTCGACTGCTTCCCGGTTGGCTGCGCTCAGCACGCGGCCGGCCTTCAGGATCCCCATCGCCGCGATGATAGACCTCACCGCTGTCCCGGCCATCTCGGCGGATGGGCCTCCGCCTTCCTTGGCCCAATGGCGACTGATGTTCCCGAGGCTTTCTGCCGCGTTGGCGAGCTTCTCCAGGTTGCGAACCGCCCGGTCCTCTTCGGACTCGGCGGGTGTGTCCGTCTGTGGTTCAAGCGTGAGGCCGATGGACTTTCCGAGGGCGAAGCCTGCCCCGGGGCACGCGGGCACGGTGACCGGGCTGATCTCCATGAGCCGCCCGTTCTGCGTCCAATGCCACGTGCCGGGCCTGCCGTCAGCTCCCTCTTCGTAGTATCCGTACTCCGGGGTGTGATAGCCCAAGAAGCCCACGGAGAGAGACTTGACGAGGCCCTCTTCGACCATAGCGAAGCGCCGGTCGTCCTCGGGGGTGCCGAGGTGGACCATGTAGCCCTCTGCCCAGTAACCGCCCGGGCGCCCTTCGACGAGCGTCCAGAGACCCTGACTGTCTGCCCACCCGTGCTGCCAGTACATCTGCGGGTTCGCGAGGAACTCCGGCAAATACCGGTCGAAGAAGCCCACATGCACGATTTCGCCGTCCATGTCGAGCACTTCACGGCTTGCGAAGCCCCGGATGTTCAGACGCTTGCGGCCGTTGACGGTCTCCTCCTGCACGTCCTTCGTCTCGAACGTGCAGAGCTTGATCTGATTGAAGCCGCGTTCGGTGTTGGGCATGTTTGCCCACCTCCAGAACTGCAAAAGCCGCCCGGTTGGGGCGGCTCTGTGGTGCGATTGGTGTGCAGGTGCTACCTCATCACTTCAATCACTGGCGCGATCGTGCATCGGCAGTTGCAGACATCTTCCGGCCCGAGCGCCGGGTCACCGGGACCATCGCAGGAAACGCCGTCCAGGTCGAAACTCGCGTCGATGCCGACGACTACCCCGTCCATGTCGGCGTGGCTTTGCCGGCTCCGGTCGTCTACGATGCTCAGCCATTCCTTGCCAGTCGCGCCGCCCTGCTTGTAGCCCTGGAGGGCGGCGGTGTTCATCACGATCCCGCTCTCCGTCCGGGCCACATTCTCGGCGTGGTGCAGTTTTCCGCTTGCAGACCACTGCATCACCCGGTCGGTGAGCTGGTCTACGGTCTCTCCGTTCGCGATACCCTCCGCGAGCGAAGCCCGTACCGCGTCCTGCGCGGTGGCAACGACGGTCTTCATTTCCTGCACGCGGTCTGCAAGAAGCGCGAGCGCCTGTGGGCTCTGCACGTCGAAGCGCAGGTCTGCCCCGAGCGTCGCGATTGCCTCCTGCCCGGCGGCCTCCAGGATGGACTGCAGGACGGGCTCAATCATCTCCCGCAGTGCCGCGGTGCCCCCGCGCCTGTCGAACACCAGCACGTCGATGTTCGGAGCCTTCACGCGGCTGCCGAGGCTGCCCTTGCCAGACGAGAAGTTGCCGAGCATTTCCTCGGTGACCGTCTCATACCAGGATGCGACCACGCGCTTGATCTGCTTCGTCTCGCTGTCCCGGTTGGCGTTGAATGACTTCCAGAGCGCGGTGCGGGCTTCGGCGCTCAAGCGCCGCATTTCTTTCCTGCGCGCAGTGACCGTCACGGTCTTCGGCGCGGCGTCTTCCGCAGGCGCAGGCGTCGGCGCTGGCGCGCTGCTCAGCATGTCCCCGGTCGCGGTGACGAGTGGCACGGTGGAAAACGGCCCCCAGCGCGTCTCGCCCCAGGCGTCCGCGAGGGGCTTCAAGCCGAACAGCCGCTCCCGCGCCTCATTGACGGTCAACACGGGGCTTCCGCCGGTCAGCGTCGCCGCCGCCGTCGCCATCTCCGCGTAGTTCGGCTGCAAAGCCGCCACGCTGTTCCGGTCGAAGCGCACCCGCAGACCCTTGCCGAACTGCCAGACGAGCTGCTCGTTCAGCGCGGTCTCTATGCGCCGCCAGTACTGGGCGACCGTGCGCGAGTAGAAATGGCGCTCCTGCATGCCAGCGTTGGCATAGTTCGCATACTCGAAGATTCCGACGATGGCCGGAGGGACTTCCAACACCGCGCAGATCGTCTCGCGGAGCTGCTTGGGCAATTCCGTGACCGTCACCGTGTCAGGGCTAACGCCTGGCACGTCCAGCTTCAGGCCCTTGCCGAGCTTCAGCGGTCTGTTCCTGATCTGGCCCTGCGCCACCCACTCATCCCAGAAGGCGTCGTATCGCTTCTTCTGCTCTTCGGAGAGGTCCTGTTCCGTGGTAAGGATTGCGGACGGCACCCCGCCGCCCTTGTAGAAAGCCCTGTTATACTTGTCCACGGACAGGGCAGTGTTGATCGCCAGTTCTAACACCCGAATCGGGGCCTGTCCCACCGCCGTACTGAACGGGTTGAACCGCTTGAAGTGCACCACGTCGATGTCCGGGAACACGGGCGCTTCGCCGGTGCCCGTGGCGTACTTGTAGCCCCCAATCATCGGGTTCCGCGTGCCCTTGCCGGGTACGGGCTCCACGAGGTTCGCCTGGAGCACCTGGATCGCCCCGGGCCGCGCCCCAGCCGACCCCCGCAGGAGGTGCCAGTAGGAGTTCCCATACAGGGCGAGCCATGCCGCGGTTTGCTCGATCAGCACATACTGGTCGTCCTGCGTGTTCACATAGTCCAGCAGCGCATACAGGGGCGTCTTCTCATCAGGGACCCACTCGTCGCCGCGCTGCTTCTCCACAACCAGCGGGGCGCTTGCCGTCGCCTGCGCAATCGCGTTGACACAGGCGTACACCCAGGCATTGATCGTGTAGGCTTTCGGGTCGCCCGCGTCCACGCCTTGCCCAATCTC